ATGAAATAACCATGCTCTCTACTATCAAGAATACGAATACCTATAAAGTTAGTATCAGGAAATCTATTTCTTAGATGTCTTAGTATAACTTCAGTAAATGATTTGTAATCTGAGTCTACAGGATAAGTATGTCCTGTTTTACGATCTCTTACATAGCAATTATCATGTACATGTCTTGTACCCAAGTAAGGATTTTCTTCCCAATCTCTTTGTACTTCGCGATGGTATGATAATGGATGTGCCTCTCCATCAGTAAGAATAACACATTGTACTTTCTCAACTCCATTTTCTTTTTGGAATTTTGGAATAATAGAATTGAATGCAATTAATGATTCGTTTAAGGGTGTTCCTGATAATCCCATTGCATAAGGAGTTCTAACTGGATAGTTGTAATCAAATGATCTATAAGCAAAGGTATAAGCAATACGGAATAAACTTTTGATTTGCTTATCTAACTCTTTTGTTTTTACCTTGCTTGAAAGTAAATTCATTAAACAGAATCCATCATCTATTTGAAATACTCCTTCTCTCTTTTCATAGACTTTTGGATCTGGTCTACGAGTAGCATACTCTCCACAAACTTCTTGTCCAAAAACTTCTTCTCTGTATTGATGAATAGGAAATGAATTAGTGAAAGCATATACTTGAAAAGGTATGTTAACTTTTTTACAAAACCATATTAGATTTAGTAATTGCTTTACTGTGTCCATCATTACATGAGACATTGAACCAGACCAATCTAAGAGAAAGATTAGACCATGATTTTTACCTTCTGGTAGAGTTGTAATTTTTTTGAATAGATCTTCGCTATATTTGTAAGTATGAAGTTTAGTGCAATCAAGAACTCCAGTTCTAGATGTGGTAGCACGAGCATATGCAGATGCAGATTTCTTACACTCAAACTCTTTAACAAGATAACTTACTTCTTTTGCAGCATTTCTTTTGAACTGAATAAAATCAGTGTCTACTTTCTCAAACAATGGTTTAGAAGGTCTTAAACCATTTATTTCATTCTTATATGATCTTTCTTGATGTTCTGCTTCTTGTCTGATCCAATCTGCATCTATCATCTTATGAAGATACTCATTTGAAACAACTAACTTCTCATCATCTACCTTTGGCATTTCAACGTAAACACTCTCTTGTCCTGATGCCATGTTTGATAACTTTTTCATTGCTTCTTCAAATGCTTCAACAGTATCTAACTCTAACTCAGAATTACCACCTTCCATTCCTGCCCATGCTTGATCCATCTCTCCCTGATCCCAAGGTTGATTTGGATCTATGATGTGTTGATCTGGATCTGCATCTACTTCTTTATTCTCCTTATCTCCTTCTCCTAGTCCTCCTTTTCCTTCTGATAGATCTTCTCCTTCTGGAAAATCTGGTAATTCATCATCTGATGGAGAACTACCGCCACTAGACTCACCATCAAATCCTAAATCATTAGCGTTTATCTTTAGTTCTAATTCTTCTTTCTCTTTTGCATCTTGAAGTTCTTGGCAGTATTCATATAAAACATGTGCAGCTTCTAATACATCATCAAAAGATTCTGTAGCATTTATCATAGAAACAATTTCACGTTCTCTATCATTTAAGAAAGGCACCTCAACAAAATTACCAATCTTAAAATGTAAGTTGATTCTATCAGCAAAACCCATTTCTTCAAGATTATCAGGATCAATAGAAAAGAAGTTGTCATCATTCAACTCTTGATATCCGTAGTAAAAAGACTTAGAAAGTCCTGCATATCTACGCTTCATTAACTTCTCAATACGAACATCTTCAATGATATTAACAAAACTTGGGGGAACTTTATATCTCTTCCACCACTCTTCATCAGGTGTGTATAGAGCATGTCCTACTTCATGTCCAACAAGCATATCATATACAATATTACTTGCTTTATCCCATAGAGGAAGTGTTAGAACACGAGAGGAGACATTAAAATATGCGGTCTCTACTTTCTTATGCTCTACAATAAGATCTTCTGTAGCAAGTAACTTTGCTAGTTGAGATTTGATTTCGTGTTGAACTGTCATGTGTGTTTTTATCTGATATATCCATAATAACAACGAAACCGCCCCTTGGGACGGTCAATGTGACACTTTTTTAACTGTCTTACTCTTGCCCTAGCTTGTCGCATTGCTTGGGGTTTGAGCGTTCGCTTTTGCTCTTTCTTAGAGTGGTGTTGCCAATTTGGAACTTTCATTGTTCTTAGGAGGTTCTTAAGATATTTTACGGGAAAATCCCTTAACTTTGTCAAACTTTATGACACTTTCAAATTTGTCTAACAAGTCTGTCTTATGTGATATAACAAAAATATTCGCATCTTTAATTATATAGCGAATTATCTTCAAAAATTCTTCTGTTCCAAAACCATCTAACGAACTATCAAATACTTCATCCATGATTAGTAAATTAGTATTAACAGAGTTTTTAACTCTAGCAACCTCTCTCCAAGTGAAAAGTAATGCTAAATCAATTCTCATTTTCTCCCCTTCACTAAATGAAGCATAAGAAAAATCTTCATGGATAGGAGATTGTACTGTTTCCTTAAACTCCTCATCAAGAGTAAAGTTGATGTAGAAGTCCATCATTTGGAGATAACGATTTATTTGCTGATTTATAAAGGGAAGATATTTTTTAATTATCTTCGTCTTTACTCCATCATCTCTTAATAGAGAATATGCAAAATCGTAATAAGTTATCTCTTGTTTTTTATCAGCTAGATTCTTGAAAGTAATTTCAAGATTTTCTTTAAACTCTGTTAGTTTCTCATGTTCAGTATTTCTGTTTTTAGATTGCTCGGTAATTCTTTGAATTTCAGATTCCAGATCTCGGATTTGTCGTTGAAATCCAGATATCCTAGTATTGTTTTGAGAAATGCCATTATTGAGTTTAGTAATCTCCTTTGATAGTTTGGTGAAAAGACGTTCTCTTTCTCGTTCTGATTCTATAGTCTCTTCCAGTTCTTTTAAACCTTTATTGAGATCCTTTGCCTTAGATTGAACGTCGTCAATTCTATTTAAACGAAACGATTCTTCTATTGTTTGAGTACATGTAGGGCATGTTACATTCTCGCTAAAAAACTTATGTTCCTTAGTTATTGTCGATACTTTTTGAGTAATTTTACCCTTAAGATTGTTAAGTTTCAGTAACTTTTGACTAGACCCAGACAATTTTTCTTGTTCTTTTGTTAGATTAGAAACTTCAATCTCCAACTCTTTATTAGAACTAGAACAATACTCAGAATCATCAATCAAGGTACTTATTTTATCTTGATTTGATTTTACACTAGTCTTTCCATGCTCTTCTAACTCCTTCATGAAGTTCTCTTGCATGAGCATTTTATCCTTAATATTATCTTTTTTTAAATTTAAAGACCTAATTTGTTCTTTTTCTATCCTAACCTTATCTTTCAAGAAGTTATTCATAGAAGAAAAAATTCTAATATCAAGAAGATCTTCAATAACTTCTCTACGGTTAGGGGAAGTTAACTGCATAAAAGGAACAAATGCACTACTACCTAAAATAACAATTTGAGTAAAAGACTTATAATTAACTTTTAATATATTCTCCTCTAATATTTTTTGATTAGTTCTATCGTCTGCCTCTCTGTGCAATAACTCTCCATTTACTTGGATATCAAATACATTTGGTTTTATTCCTCTACGAATTACATAGTCTCTATTATTAACTTCAAAATCGACTTCAACAAGAGTTTCCTTCTCATTAGTAGTGTTTATTAATTGAGATTTATTAATTTTACGAAATGGTTTATTAAACAATGCAAAAGTAAGAGCATCTAGTATTGTAGACTTACCTGCACCATTTGTTCCAACAATCAAATTAGTCTGATACTCTAGAAAATCAACCTGTGTAAATTGATTTCCAGTGCTCAAGAAATTTTTCCAACGTATTTTTTTAAATATAATCATATTATAGGGAGAACAAAATCATTAATAGTTACAATTGAATACTTGTAGTTGTTCATTTTACAAGTTTTTACAGCAAGATCATTATCAACTTCGACAACAACCATTTCATTAGCATATTTTTCATTGGTTTCTAGATACATGGCATATCTTTCGGCATCATCATTTTCTTCAAACATAAGAAGAACTTTATCTCCATTCTTATCAGCAATCGCATATGCACCGTCTGTAGTACGATCTTTAAGTGTGAGCATGTACATTATTCTGCTACCTCGCGAGCTAGTTTGTAGATATCTTGAAGGATACCTTTAATTTTAGACTTATCAAGATCTATTTCAGATTCATCTACATAACGATTTAATATGGTAATTGTATTTTCTTCTTCACTTATAGCAAATTCTTCATTTTCTTGCAACTGAAAATTTTCAACTATCTTAAGATCCTGTACCCCACAGGAATAAAGTTTATCTATAAATTTCTCAAAGTTTCTATTGTTCGTTTTTTGGCGAACTATTACTTTTACAATTTTATTGTCATATTCTGTGAAATCAAATAGTTGATGTGGGGTATCTTCATAATATATGTTATAGAATAGTCTATATGGATTATTTATTGGAGTATGAGTTAAAGTCTCTGTATCAAATATATGAAAACCTCTAGGATCGTTAACATCATTCCAAAACATCTCATAAGGATTACCTAAGTAATATATTTTTCCATCATTAGATCTAGTATGAAAGTGTCCAGAATATACTCTAGTAAATTTATCAAAAAGACTAACATCCGTACCATTTTCCATAATATGTCCACGAGTTGCTTGGAAACCATTCATCTCAAGATGTCCCATAGCAACCTTTGCTTTTGTATTAGCAATTACTTTTTCAGTATCGCTAATATTTTGAGAATTGATCCATGGTAAAAGTAGAATATCTAATCCATCTATGTTTATTTCTGAAGGATATGAATACATCTCAATATTAGAATAATCATTTAAAAGCAATTCTGGAGAATTGACATAGTTAGTATCCTTATAGTAACAATCATGATTACCAACAATCGCATATACCTTATATTTCTTTAATGGTTCAAATACTACTTTTTTTGCCCACTCCAAACTTTGGAGATCAATTGCCTTACGACTATCAAATACATCTCCCATATGAATCACAGTGTCTATGTTATGCTCTTCTAACGACGGAAAGAAGACATTCTTATAGAACAGTTCAAAGTAATCATGTATGTGTTTAGAACCCTTTCTAGCACCGTAGTGAGTATCTGTTATAATAGC